ATGCCGTACCTGTGGTGAATACCACATAAACTATACAGATGGCACTCCTTGCTGCGAGAATTGTTTTTTCGCACAGGAAACAGATGTAGACGGACTTGTAGACTGTCTCCGCTTCAACAGGTCGAAAGACACAGACATGGTTTGCGAACACTGGATAAGGCAGGACTAAATCGGAGGTGTGATATGACAAATGTACCGGATGACGTAAGAGCGATTTGGACTGACCTCTACAAACTGTTCGATCTCAATTTCAACATGAATGTTAGCAGCGCAGAGGACTGGACGAAGTATTGGAACCAGGGATCAGCTATATGGGAGAAATCGAACAGAAACCGCTTTGTACTGACTTTGATTAATGACACTGCGGATTATATCATCTCATGCTCTGAAAGCCGTAAAAAGGCTGTTTAAAGGCTAAACGGAGGCATATATGAGCAAAGATGATATCAGACTCTACACAGGACTGGTTATCCGGAAGGGGAACGAATACCTGGTAGGGGTTCAAGCAGGAACGGGACTGCTGAGATGGAGCATCAGTCCTTGGGACGCATGGTCAACGAGGATCAGAGCAAACGCACGAACGATAGCAGAACGGACAGAGAGTGATATCTATCTGTTCAATCCGATTGTAGGACAGGTAAGGAGGTATGTGCCGTGAATCAGATCAAAGAGAAGTTCCCCTTTGTTGTCTGCCATGAATGCATGGAATGCGTCCTCAGAGTCAAGAAGGATGCCAACTGGAATGACGTTGTTTCCTGCCGTAAGGACAAGGAATGCGTAGAAGCATGGAAGAAGGAGATGGAGTCGAAATGAAAAAGCCGGTCATGATCATGGTTGTCAGCATGGTTGTAATCATGCTTGCGGTGATTCTGATTCTGAACGGGTTCAATCAGAAGGAACGTGTGTACAACGCAAAGGTGCGATACTTTGACGGTACGATGGAAATGATCCCTGTCAAAGACTTTCTCATTAGGGATGGTTTTATGTACATAGAAACTCCTTTCGGAGACAATATGTACTTCGGAGCAAACAACATCATCCTGGTAGAAGAGGTGGAAGAGTGAAAACGTTTGAGGAGATCCGGAGCAATCCGAAGTTTACCAGTCGGACGAAAGCAGTAGACGGAGGAGCAGGATATCTTACGATCCAAGGAAAGTCAATCTTCGTCATCTATTCAAATGGTGGTGGATGGGATCATGTCTCTGCCAGTCTGATGAACAGATGCCCGACCTGGGACGAGATGTGCGAGATCAAAAAGGCATTCTTTCGACCGGATGAGTGGTGCGTGGAGTATCATCCTGCTGAATCGGAGTATGTGAACATTTACCCGTACTGCTTGCACATTTGGAAACCTCAGAGGAAGGAAATCCCTACGCCACCGAAGTTTATGGTATGATGGAGGATATTATGGACAAGACAATCAGCAGACCACTCAGAAAGGCAATCCAGGAGTATTACAAGTGGCACGGAGACAGAAGAGCAAAGCCTATAAAGTACATTTTCAACCAGGGAGGACTTGAGGCGATCTTAGTCTACGTGACCGATAAAGATGGTGATCGTATCTGCACTCTGATGGAGTTTCAGAAGTGGGCAGACGGACACTATGACGTTACGGAGTTTGACTTGGCAGATATCACCAGTGAGGCACTGCTTGTAGCAGACTATGAGCAGTCCATCTGACGGAGGCGTTGCATATGGCAAAATATATGACATTAAGAGAGGTAGAGCAGTGCGATTCTGCTTTCCTGGTTATCGCAGACGATCCGGAGTGTTTTGAATTCAAACGTGTCAAAACAACTGCTGAATTTGTAATCTTCAGCCGTCAAATGAGGCCTAACGTTACAGATCAGCCTCATCTTTGGAAAGAATACTACGGGATTACCTGGTTTGCGTATGATGGCAAGCCGTGCGATGCTCAGATTATGATTTGCAGACGGAGGAACATGAAGAATGCCGAGATTGTTTGATATGTCCGATTCGGACATTGACAGAGCAGTCGAAGCGCACTGGGATCGTGTTTGGGAGGAACAGAACGATGATTCCGGACTGTGCTGCAAGTACTGCGTTCACTATAACTGCCCGTTCTGCACGTACTATGACGGAGTGTATCCGGAAAAGGACGAGGATGACTGGTGCGAACACTTTGAGGCTGAAGACTTCTATGTAGGGGAGGATTTCTAATGGGCAAGTATAACTTTGCAATCGACAGTATCGATCCAAGGACAACGTTCGGAAAGATTTTTCAACAGGTTCCGGAAGGATCGGAAGTACTGGAATGCGGATGCGCTACCGGATATATGACCAGGTTCATGAAGAAAAAGCTGAACTGCACTGTGGATGTCATCGAATACGATTTTGATGCCATCAAACAGGCAAAACTGTTCGCCCGTGATGGTTTCTGCGGTGATCTTGCTGACCTAGAATGGTGCGAATACTTTGATGGTCGAAAGTATGACAGGATCCTGTTTGCAGATGTATTAGAACATCTTCGTGAACGTGATCCGATGATCGTCCTCAAGTACGCAAGACAGTTTCTGAAGGATGACGGCAGAATTATCGTCAGCATTCCGAATATCTGCCACAATGACATCATTATCCGGATGTTCAATGATTCCTTTACCTATACGGAATTGGGACTGTTAGACAACACACACATACACTTTTGGGGCATCGGTGACTTCCTGGCAGAGGCAAAAGAGATCGGACTTGAAGCTGAAACAGTGGATGCTACTCAGCTTGCCACAGGGACTACGGAGCAGAGGATCCCGTATGACATGATGGACAAGGAACTGCTCAATGTTCTTCTGAAGAGGCAGTACGGGACTGTATACCAGTGGATTATTACGCTGAAAAGGTCGGTGTGACGGATGGCAGAGAAGAGTACATACATCAAACTGGATCGGAATATGGTTCGGTGGAGATGGTGGAAAAACAGGAATACTCTGCAAGTTTTCATTTGGCTATTGATTAATGCTAATGTGACTGACCACGATTTTGAAGGGATAACAGTCCATCGTGGGCAGGTCGCAACCTCAGTAAATTCAATAGCAAACGCAAACTCACTCACAACTCAACAGGTTCGCACTACATTACTTCACCTAAAATCAACAGGTGAAATAACAATCAAATCGTGCAACAGATATCAAGTAATTACAATAGTTAACTACCATCAGTACCAGGATACATCAACAAACAGATCAACAAAGGGTTTAACAAACAAACAACAAACAGATAACAAACAAATAACAAACAAACAACAACAATATAAGAATGGTAAGAATGATAAGAATGGAAAGAATATACCCCCTAAATCCCCCAAAGGGGGACTTGACCCCTCCGGGGTTCCGGAGCGTGGGACGGATGCTTTCCGGATGAAGAGTCACTTACTGCTCAAACCGGAAGAGGGAACTGTGGACGATATCCCAACTGCCTATCGAGATGGCACATACGGAGAGTTCACTGACTTTGCAAAATACTGGAGGTCGAGGAATCGATGAAGTACACAATGAACATGGATGACCTCCAAGGGTTCGCCCAGTTCATCGGAGCGGAGACGAAGGTAAAGGGCAAGGATATGTTTTTCCGTTACTGCCCCAAATGCGGTTCAGAGGCTCCGAAGGATGACGAGTGGAAGTTCAGCGTGAACTGGAAGTCCGGTGCGTTTGGGTGTCTGAGAGGATCCTGTGGGTATCATGGACACTTCGTGGAACTGTGCCGGGACTTCGGATACAAGATCGGCATGGAGGCTGAGAGGGAATACACACAGTTTCCGCAGCCGAAAGAACGGATTAAGCCTAGGGATTCTGCTCTAGCCTACCTGGCGAACAGGGGCATCAGCAAAGAGATTGCGGAGCAGTATGAGGTTACTGCTTTTGAGGATCGTCCGAACGTCCTGTGGTTCCCGTTCTTCAACGAGTACGGGAAACTGGTATTTGCAAAGTTCCGGAAGATGGACTACCGGAAGGGACGGGACAAGAGCAAAGAGTGGACACAGGCAGGAGGTCAACCGATTCTGTTCGGCATGAAGCAGTCAACCGGGTACAGCAGGATCGTCATCACGGAAGGACAGTTGGACTCCATGTCTGTGGCAGAAGCATTCAAGGACGAGGTCGATAAACCGGATGCGTTCTGCTCTGTGCCTCTTGGCATGAACGGGTTCACATGGATTCCGAACTGCCTCGATTGGCTGAAGAAGTTTGACACTGTTATCGTCTTCGGAGACATGGAAAAGGGACACATGAGTCTGCTTGAGAAGATCACGCAGCTAGTCCCATGCAAGATTAAGGCGGTACAGGCAGTCGATTACTTGGGCGAGAAGGATGCCAATGACATTCTTACTGCTTTCGGAGCGGATGCCGTACGCAAGGCAGTGAATAATGCCCGTGAACAAGAGATCAGTAACGTCAAGGAACTTGCTGATGTGCAGTATGTGGATATCGGCAAGCTGCCGAAGGTCAGCACAGGCGTATGGGAACTGGACAAGGCACTGAAAGGCGGTATCTGCTACGGACAGGTTTGTCTGCTTACAGGCAAACGGGGAGACGGCAAAAGCACTTTCATGAGCAATCTGTTCGCTGAAGCGATTGACCAGGGCGTTGGGTGCTTCGCTTATTCCGGAGAACTGCCGAATTTTCACTTCAAGGCATGGCTGAACTGCCAATTAGCCGGTGATGAGTTCATGACTGCCCGTGACGATGGGTTCGGAGGAAAAGAGTATTTCCTGGACGATGAGACAGATAAGCGCATCAGCGAGTGGTACAGGGGCAAAGCGTTTATTTATGACAAGGGCATCATAGACGGCAAAGAGTATGATTCACTGATAGATACTGTCAAGAAGGTGGTCAGTAGGAAGAACGTCAAGCTTGTGTGCATTGACAACCTCATGACTGCTATGGACATGGTCGAGGATCAGAATAACCTGTACCTGGCTCAGAGCAACTTTGTACGGCAACTGAAGGACATTGCCATGACGTATGACGTTGCCATTATCTTGGTTGCTCACCCTCGCAAGGCAGGAAAGGACGATAAGGACGCTGACTTTGACAATGACATCGTGTCCGGATCGTCAAACATCACAGACCGGGTGGATATCGTGCTGAACTACTCCAGGGCGAAAGAGGATGCCGGTTATGATTCACTGCTTCAGATCGGCAAGAACCGACTTTCCGGTACGCTGAAGCTAGGGAAGAACGGGATTCCACTGAACTACTCACCGAAGACAAAACGGGTTTTTGAGGTGCGGAGTTTAGACAAGGTTTACGGATGGCAAAAAGAACCGATACCTGTACAGGATATCGATGTACCATTTTGACGGAGGTGTACAATGGGACTGAACAGAGCCATGAGGCGAAAGCAAGTACGGGAGCAGATGCATGACTGGGTACGGATGGGCGAGATGGACAAGGTACGGACACTGTCCAAGAACGGGATAACACGGGACGATCTGAACGAATCGTACCGGAAAGGTCATGAGGACGGGTACAAAGCCGGTACGGACAAGACATTACGCACTGTTTACGCCGGGGTTGTGCTGCTGATGCTCGACACGGGTGCAGACGAGGCAACTGCCATTAGTTTCCTCCGTGACTTGGACAACAGGCTGATAACGTCCATCAGTGACGGGGAAGACATCGAGGAAGTATTCGACCGGACAGGCGTACGGCTGATGCTGAAAGAAGATTTTGACAGGGTGAAAGAAGTCGAGGAGGTAGAAGAATGAGCGAGAACAAGCCGAAACTGAAGACCAGGTGCTATTACACGGAGTACGTCAATCACATGATCCGGTTCTATCTGACTTGCCCGGAGACACTGAACATGGATGGCAAAAGAGCAGCGGACATCAGCAACTGGCTAGCAGTCCAGTCTGTTATGCATCATCTCAGCGATGAGGACAGGGAAAAGATCGTCACGATCTACAAGACGGACTACAAACTGCACAAGGCCGTGGAGACGTACTGCACAGAGAACAATGCGGACGAATACCGGACATGGAAACTGCTGACAAAGGTACTGTCCAGGATCGCACATGAACGTGGACTGATTTAACGAGAAAATGCCCCTAAAATGCTAAATGCATTTTAAGGGCATTTTTAGACGATTCTAGGTGGGTCTATTTTCGAATGAACATTTTATCGTCCGTGATTCTAGAAACGATTCTAGGGACATTACAGATCGAATGAGAGGTATTGTGAGTTAAATAGTCCACATTCGGATGACAAAAACGGGTACGGGTGGCAAAATTGGTGACAATCGGATCACTTTTGACTGTTTTCGATGTCCTTCCGGATTAGTTCCTTGAGGTACGTTTGAACATTCTCCTTTGACTCCAACCATTCTACAAGTTCCGGTTCGGTTTTCCTGTTGCATTTTAGCATGAACTGCCTCTGAAAAGTTTTGATATATTCCAGGTCATACTGTTTACCACGTTCTGTCTTCGGCACTGCTAACACTTCCTTTCGTATGACAGGTTAACTCATGACGGGTTAACTTGTCAATGGGTTTCAAAAATTTTTTTTTAAAAAAACGGGTACGGGTGGCGATTTTGCATTGTGATATACTGGAATTGACTTCTAGTGTACGGGCATTAGGGAGGGATTGATATGGCAAGAGTTGCAAAAACGGGTACGGGTAGCAAAAAAACAGGTACGGGTGGAAAAAGAAAAACGGGTACGGGTAGAAAAAATAAGGGTTATACAATGTCTGACGCAGCACTGATTCAGAGAAGAGCAAATGTTGGTGCGTTACCTGCCACAAATCCGGAAGACAAGGACTTGAATGCAAGGGTGATTCAGCATTCACTGCAAACCATAGAAATTGCGAAGAATGCGGATAGAAAAAACCCGGAGTCGCTGCTTGCTTGTTTTCAGAACTATTTGACGTTATGTCTGCAAAACGGAATGCGTATTGGCAATATCGGAGCCTGTACGGCTTTGGGCATTTCCACTATGACGTTAAGCTATTGGAAAAATGGTCAAAGAAATGCCAATGATCCCAGGTATAAAAAACTGGCAGAACTGATCTATTCCGTATGCTCTATGTCCAGGGAAGAACTGATATCACAAGGGAAGATCAATCCCGTTATCGGTATATTTTGGCAGCGCAACTATGACGGCCTCCGGAATGACACTGAGCAAGTACAGAGTATGCAGGACAACAACACTGAAAACGATATAACCGGCAATGAATACATGAAAAAGTATGGCAATCTATTATCCGAATAACCTGGTAGGTAATAGGGTAGATCCATTTATGATAGTTACCTAGTAGGTAAAAGGGTAAAATGCAAATATGAATTTATGATACTAACCTAGTAGGCATATAGGCAAAAAAACAGGCCTTGCCTTCTTTCCTAGTCTGCTTCCCTGGTCTGATCCGCTTTTTCTTCCGGATCACGGCCAGGAATTTTTTTTCATTTTTTTAAAAAAAACTGTTGACAGGTTAACCCGTATATGGTATTCTACTCTTGTCAACAGGTTAACCCGTTGATAATAAAGAAAAAACGGAGGATAAGACAATGAATTACCTGGAGCAAATGAAAAGCGATATCATGGATTACATCAGGGAAGAAGGGATCACTGTTACCAGTGAAAACAGGGAAGAAGTAGAGGAAGAATTGAACGACAAGCTGTGGACTGTTGACAGCGTGACCGGCAATGCGTCCGGAAGTTATACTTTCGACAACGAAACGGCGAAAGAATACGTAGTAGAAAATATGGATGTATTGAAAGAAATGGTTTCAGAATTCGATATTGATGCACAGACAGTAGCGGAAAAATTCATCAATGAAGAATGGGAATATTTCGACGTTTCGATTCGCTGCTACTTGTTAGGCAATGCAATTTCCGAAGTATTGGACGAAATCACGAAATAAGCGGCAATTAAAAAATCACGCTGCCAGGCCCGTAAACCTGGCAGCGAATTATAGAAAGAAAGAAGGAAAAGGGAATGACCAGGAAACAAGTTTATGCAAAATACGGAATAGATTTTAAAGACGGGAAAATTATTTCACCCGTAGGAAAAATCAATGAGTTTTTGAAAGAAGGAAACACAAAGACGGGAGAAGAAGTCTATACTTTTTCTTTGTTGCCTGGCACTGGAATTTATGACAAGCTTGTATTGGAAAGCGGATATGGTTTTTTAGTAGCAGGGACTTGCGTTTGTGATTGTTTCGGATGCTATGCCAAAACGGGATTTTACAAAATGGATAGCGTGAAACGTTCCATTGCTTTAAATACTTATTTGGTTAATAACTATTTGGACTTTGTGAAAAATTGTATAATGGCGCAACTTGAAATCATCGGAAGGGGCGAAATTAGAATTCATGCCTCCGGAGATTTTAATACACTTTCTCCGGATCAGTATTCCGAAATGTGGCTAGAGATCGCTACAAAGTTTCAATCTTTCCGCTTTTGGACGTATACCAAAATTAAAAAGTATGAAACACTTTTTGACGGCCTAAAAAATGCTAATATTGTAAAGTCTGTTATCCCTGGCGTTGGCTTTAATTTCGGAAAGTGTGAGTATATCATAAACGCTTACTATACTTTAAAAGAGTTAGGCCAGCAAGTTTATATTTGTAAATGTGGAATTGACAAGGAACAACACTGTGCAAAATGTGGAGTATGTGCCGGGTATAAATACGTGCTGTTTTTAGAGCATTCTTCAGGATATGATGCCGAAAGCGATCCGTACTATGCAAAACTTTGCGAAATAGTAAAAAATCAATAAAGAGCGGAGGGAAAAAGCAATGTATAAGCTTGTAAAGATTGAAAACGGATTATACCACGTTACAAAACCGATAAATGATTCTACTGATATAGTGGTTGCAATTGTAACACGTTCGGGAAAAGGATATACACGTATTGTATATCATGAACTTTCAAAAAAGTGGATAAAACCGGCAGCATTCAACTATTTTGCAACCCTTGCGGACGTAAAGCGGAGATATGATATCAAATAAACGGAGGAAATAAAAATGTTTTTCAAGAAAGCGTATTATAGATCACCTGGCGGAAATGTTAGTTTACTTTATAACAAGCTTGTAAACGGAGGACATTTACTTATAGCTGGCAGCACTGGCAGCGGAAAAAGTGTAGCGTTGAATGGAATAATTTATACAATTCTTTGTACAAAAACACCTGCAACTGCTAACCTGGTATTATTAGACCCCAAAAGGGTTGAATTGAACCAATATAAAAATGTTCCGCACTGCTGCTTTTATGCATCCGAACCACTGGACATCATAAACGCTTTAAAGGCAACAGTTGGGACGATGGAACAACGCTATAAGGAAATGCAAGCGCAAGGTGTAAAGTTGTACAATGGTTGCGACATTTACGTTATAATTGACGAATTGGCCGATATTATGACAACACACAAAAAACAAGTAGAACCCCTGTTGATTCGACTTTCCCAATTAGGCCGGGCAGCTAAAATTCATCTTTTCTGTTGCTCCCAAAACGTACTTGCTACAACTATTCCAACTACAATAAAGTGTAATTTTCCCGTGATTTTAGGCTTGAGAACAGCTAATAGGCATCAGTCTAGGTTTCTAATTGATAATCCTGGCTGTGAACTTTTACCTGATCCCAAAACAAACGGGAAAGGATATGGATTTTTAAGGGATGGTGCTAACCTAGAAAAATGGGAGTTGCTCATGTATTCAGAACAGGAAATAGACACTGTTATTAACTACTGGACTAGTAAACGTTGTATCTGTTATGCATGACAAGCCTTTTATTCTGTATTTCCTCCGGATCATTTCCGGAGGCTTTTTCATTCCCTTTTTTCCTGGCCTTTTTTGTGTCTGTTATTGCCTATTGACAAGCCTATTATAATATTTAATTTATAATAATTATAATATACACTTTATTCGCTTTATAATGCTATTATTACCCTTTTAACCCTTGCCATAATATGATTATACTTTCTTTATAGGTTAACCCTTATATGATGCCATAACAGGCGAATAAAAGAATATATATCTTTCTGTTACCCTTTATAACTGTATAACTGATCCGTTTACTATATACCGGCATTGTATACCGGTATTGTATACCCGTCTTTTATGTACACTACTTGCTACCACTATATACCAGGATACAAGCCTTTTATAGGGTACGGGTACTGGTACGGACGGGTACGGAATATTTAATAAAATGGGTGAGTAACTCTCAAATACTTGTTTGTCATCGAAAAAATGACATGTTAACTAATGATATATACCAGGGTATATCACAATGCCTGTATATGTATGGTTCAATACGTACAATATGCATTATACCTGGCAACTATTCATAAAAGTATAGTTTAGCGAATAGTTGGTATACTATATGTTGTGTTTTGGATAAAGGGTATACCATATGTTGTGATCAATGCATAAACCATGCATATCTCATGCATAATCCGGATAATGGCCTATAAGCCTAGTAGGCCGGTGGGGAAATAGACTGCCCTGCCCAGCCCGGGTTAGTCCCCTCAGTATTCCCAAAAAACAAAAAGGACTTAGTACTGCCCATATCACTGTTACTGCAAAGGGTGTGCGTGATTTGCTCACCCCTTTGAGCGGAGGGTAGAATGGAAATAAGGGGGTGTTGGGGATGGCAAACAAGACATGTAGAACGTGTTGGTGGTTGTCGGATGAGTTTACGTCTGTTTGCGTAAACGAGAGCAGTCCACGCTGTGCGGATTTCGTACTGCTTAACGATTCATGCCAGTATTATGACGAGGACGAAGGAAAAAAGGGCAAAGGGCATGATTCACTGCCTGTGGAGGAAGACGATGGACGAATGGAATGATTACGATCACTGTTATGAGTGTAAGGGACTGGGCGATGACTATTCGTATGATCCGGAGACGGACGATCTAGTCTGCAACTGCGACACTTGCCCGTTCTGTCCAGGAGGAAATGATGACTGATAAACGATATCTGCTTATACCGAAGCTGATGGCAGAGGGCGAAAAGGGTGACACAGAGGCCTTCAAGGCGTGTTTCTGCTTCATCAAGGAACTTGAGAAGGAGGGTAGCAGTCAAGTTGTGCCTCTTGACCCACGCAAGCCTCCTGTGACAGTACATGATCCGGAGAACTTCGGCAAAGCGCATGGATATACTGCTGACTTACGGGGATACCTGTCTCATGCTGCCGAACGGGATCCGGAACACATCTACCCGTTGTACAGGGATACACTGCTTTTTGATGCTCCATATGACTTTGACTGTTTCTGCCGGTACATCGAATGGGAACGGGAACCGGACAAAAGGTTCTATCTGCCTAGAAGAAAACAGTTACTGCCTCTTGCAAGGGCATTGCAACGCCTGGAAGAACGCAAAATCCGTCTTCTCTGCATCTCCATGCCCCCTGGCACGGGCAAAACCACACTGGCAGAGTTCTTCATGGCATGGACGGGTGGACGGCATCCTGAACTTCCGTCTGTTATCGGCAGTCATTCTGCTTCTTTCCTCCGTGGCGTGTACGATGAACTGTCCCGTATTGTCGGTAAACACTCAGAATACCTTTGGCAAAAGGTTTTTACGGAGACTAAGCTTGTCGGAACCAATGCGAAGGACTTGAACCTCGACCTTGGACTGAGAAAACGCTTCACAACGTTCATGCTGTCCTCTGTAGGGGCAGGAAATGCCGGTAAGATCAGAGCAGCGAACATCCTGTACCTCGATGACCTGGTTGACGGCATTGAGACTGCCATGAATCGTGATCGGTTGGACAAGCTATGGCAGCAGTACTACACAGACTACAGGCAGAGAAAGATAGGTGACTGCGCTGAGTTACACATAGCGACCCGTTGGAGTGTCCATGACGTAATCGGACGGCTTGAGGATATGTATGGCGATGATCCTTCTGCTGAGTTTATCGTCTGCCCGGCACTGGATGACCATGATGAGAGCAATTTCGACTACCCGTACAACGTAGGATTTACTACTGAGTTCTACCGGGAACAGAGGGAAATCATGGATACTGCCTCTTGGAAAGCACTGTACATGAACGAGCCTATCGAGCGTGAAGGGCAACTCTATCCGCAAGGGCAGTTGCAGCGTTACTTTGAACTTCCGGAGGGCGATCCGGACGCTATCATCGGCGTTTGTGATACAAAAACTACCGGATCGGACTACTGCTCCATGCCGATTGCGTTCCAGTACGGCAACAAGTTCTACATCGAGGACGTTCTGTTTGAGAACTATGCTCCAAATGTTGTCGAGAGCAACTTGGTAAGCAAAATCTGCCAGTGGAATCCACACATGATTCGTTTTGAGTCAAA